GTCAACCCGTTTTCTGATTCTGTCTCAATTGTATACTATGGCGATGGAGAATCAAGTGTTAAGTGCTGGAATTACGCGATTTATGTTAATTGAAGTTGAACATCAACTATCGAAACATCTTTCAAAACCGGCGCGAGCCGTCAAGCCCGCGCCGGCGTGATCGATCAATCACGCGGCCAAGTCGGCCGCGAATCGTGCCATGTGCCGCTCGACCGCGTCGATCGCCGCCGATTCGGTGAGCACGTCCGAATCGAGCACGATGTCATAGTCGGCCGCGTCGACGTCGGGCAGCGGTGCGACGTAGCCCATGCGATCATGGAGCACGCGCCGCGCGAGTCGGCCCGATGCGGACATGGTGATGATGCGAAAGAATGCAATTTCAGCGGCGGCCAGTGCGACCGCGCCGATATCCATCGGACGATCGGCGTGTTTGACGATGACACGCAGGATGAACCGCTCGCCGCGCCTGCTCTTTTCAAGCCCCATGGACGAAAAGAACATCGACAGTTCAACGCTCAATCCGCGATCGGTGAGCAGGTCGACCAGAGCCGCCGCGGCCGCACCGCGATAGAGCAGGTCGGCGGGCTTTCGCTCGCGGCGCGTCTCGCTCCATCCGTCGCCGTCGCGGCGTGCCCACGCCATCGGATCCAGTTCGTCGCCCATGTCGAGGCGTCGCACCGTGCGCCGCCGGACAATCGCCGGTGGTGCGATGCTCGATTCGATGCGTGCCTTGAGCGATTCGACCGCGTCGACGACGTCGGCGGGCGGTGATTCGAGCGCGGCGATGATCGTCGCCGGCGTGTGGTGGTTGTACCATCGCACGCCGTCGCCGAGCCCGCGATCGCGGACAAGGTGTTTAAGCTGGCGACTGGTCATCGCCTGCAACTCATCATCAGTAAAGGTTTGCTGTGGATCGGCTGGGGTAATCATTTGATGCGGTCCCTTTTCAGTTGTGAGCCCGTCAGCTCGGTGATTGATTATTACAAGTGAATCATACCCGATATATCGGCACAGTTCAAGCGTTAAACCCTTTATTCATCGCACTTTATGTAATTGAAGCCCGGCATCAATTGGCGTCAAGGTCGGCGTCGCCGGCGTCCTCGCAGGTCGCCGGGCGTCGGAGTAATTGAAGTTCAACTTTAACTGTGACAAAGGTAGTTGAAGTTCAACTGCAACTACCTAGGTGTCGGGTCCTCCGGAGGGGGGGCGTCGCCTGCAGGGAAAGCGAATCTCAGAAAACCTCACAAATAGCTGGCTTTGTTTTAGGTTTCCACCAACCACCGATGTTGACTACATTCAGCAAAGAATCGAGTTATGAAAGGTGAAAAATCATATCGAGCCGCGTCCAAGGCGCTGGGTGTAACCCACACAACCGTCATGGACTGGATCAAGCGGGCGGATTGTCCCGTCCAACACGGTCCACCGTTTAACGCCTCTGAAATGGGAAAACTCCAAGTCTTCCGGTCAACACTCCAGCCCGATCGCGCGGCCGGGGCGGGCAAATCCCGATCACTCCAAGAGGCGAAACTACAAGTCGACATCCTGTTGGCCCGCGAGCGGATGGAGCATGAAAAACTGCGCAAGGAAATCCTGTCCGGCAAGAAAATCGACCGCGAATTGCTAGACGGCAGTTTGGGCGGATTAACCGCTGTGTTTATCGACGTGTTCCATGACCTCGAACTTACCTTGCCGGGCCGCATGGGCGGGCGCACACCGGATCAGATCGAACGCGACCTCGGTCCCCTGCTCGATACATACCGGCGCCGCATCGTGGAAAAAGCCGAATACGAACTGGTCACCGTCGAGCGCATCGCCCAGCGCGAAGCCGAAGCCCGCGCTTCGCGTGGCGGCCCCGCCGCCGGGCGTGGTCGCCGTGGGAGCAAGGGGTAATCCATGGCCACCGCCACCATGCCCATGTCCGTGCTCGGCCAGCTTGACCCGCCTCCGCGGCTGTCCGTTTCGCAGTGGGCACGCCAAGCCCCGTTCATCATCAAGGAGAAGGGCGCGGTCCGGCCCGGACCTTATGACCTCGACTGGACCCCCTACTGGCGTGAACCCCTCGACGCGATTTCCGACCCCACCGTCATCGCCATGAACATTGTTGCCGCTTCGCAATGTGGCAAGACCAAAATGGCCGAAGTCGGCCTCGCCTGGCGGGCGCTCTACAAACCCACCAATATGATGTACCTGCGCCCGACCGAAGACGACGTCAAAGAAGCGTTCGTCGATCGCTTCAAGCCCATGCTCGAAGCCAACGTCCCGGCGCTCATCCCCGCCGGCGAATGGGCCACGATCAGCAAAAACCCCGCGATCCGCCTCGCCAATCTCATCATCTACGGCGCCGCCGCCACCATTCCGCGCCAGATGACATCGCGCACCACACTGTATAATTGGTACGACGAAACCGACTCCGGATCCGACGAATCCAATGAATCGGGGAATGTCCTGCAACTGATGAAAGAACGCATGATGGCCGGCAGCGCGTCGCTGGTCTTTAATCTCGGCACTTCGACGCCGCGTTTCGAGACAGGCAGCAACTGGATAGCGTTCGATCAATTCTCGGATAAACGCCTTTACAACGAACCATGCCCCCACTGCGGACACTACCAACCGCTCAAACTCGCCAACCTCAAAGCCTTCGACGACGAAAAAAGCCCCGACCTCATCCGCGCGCAGGATCTGGCGTTCTATCTGTGCGACCTTTGCGCCTCCACCATCGAACCGTCATGGCAAGGTTGGATGGCCGATCGCGGCCGATGGGTTCCCGACGGCCAGCGCATCACCGAACCGCTCCCGCTCGCTCACGACGACATCGTCAACCACGGATCGCTCGAACTGACGCTCGGCGAAGATCGATTCAATCCCAAGACCGAAGGACCCGAGCCGACCACCCGCCACCGCGGCTATCAGGTCTGGCGGGCCAACACCAAGTTCGATCTGTGCCGCTGGTCCAACATCCTCGGCGAATGGTTCACCGTCGCCCGCACCAAAGACCCCGAAAAACTCAAGGTCTTTTTCAATAACTGGGTCGCCGAGCCGTGGAAGCAAGCCATCGAGCCGGCGGACGAAGAACAGGTCAAATCCCGCATCGGCGTCTACGAGCCGCGCACCGTCCCGACGCGCGTCAAAGTCATCCTCGGCGCCGTCGACGTGCAGGTCAATTGTCTGTGGTTCCGCTTTCGCGGTTTCGGCGCGAACCAGGAATCGTGGGGCATCCACGAAGGCACCATCGAAGTCGCCGACGATCGCTTCGATGAAGCCCTCGACGCCGTCTATCAAATGGCGTTCTACGACGGCTTTCGGCTGGTCGACAACGAAGCCGACCCGATGTTCATGCGCGCCTACGCCATCGCCGTCGACTCCGGCTATCGTACCGACGAAGTGTATGAGTTCGCCCGCCGCCCGGCCGTCATCGCCGTCAAAGGCCGCGACACCGCCGACTTTCGCGTGCGCGTCACCCAAGTCGAAGGCAAGAAGCGCCCCGATCCGCTGAATCTTTACCACCTGAACACCAAGGTATTCAAAGACCGCCTCCAGCGATTCATCAAAGCCGACGACGGCGATCCCGGCGCGTTCCACCTGCATTGCGAAACCACACAGGAATACGTCGACCAGATCACCAGCGAGCATTTGGCCCGCAAGGGCAACACCCGCGCGTTCACCTGGCAACCGAAATCCGTCGGCCGCCCCAATCATCTGCTCGACTGCGAAGCCTACATCCTCGGCCTCGCCGAAGCGCTCGAACAGCGCCGCGAACTGTCGATCATGACCATTCAGCCGACCGACCCGCAACTGGGCGTCTTCCGCCGATCGCAACATCAACCCGAATCGCTGGCGGCAATCGCGCCGGGCTCCAGGGCACGCAAACGCCGTGTCACGCGCGGAGAATACCGCCGAAAATGACCCCGGAAGTTTGCCCATGCGCGCCGAACCGTTTGCCGGCGGGCTTGGGCCAGTGTTGTTACCGCAAAATATAGCGGCGGGGCTTGACAACCCCCCCGCATGTTGTCGAAAGTCTCTATAAGCGCTGGCCGCGCACCCGTAACGGGATGTTTGCGCATGGCCACTCCGACCAACCAGCAAATGATCGACAACGTCACGACCGGCCTCAATGCCGGCCTGACCAGCGGTATCTCGCGCCACGTCACCAATGGCCGCGACATCACCCGCACCGATCCCATGACGCAACTCGACGTCCTCGAACGACTCGAAGCCCGCAAGGCCCGGACCAGTCGCCGCCCGTTTTCCAAGGTTGTCCTTCGCAACGTGTCGTAACATCATGGCCGCCACGCTCGAACAACAACTCGACCGCGCCCAAAAGCGCCAGAAGCTGGAACAGGCGAAGACCGCCGCCGAACACGCCAGACTCCAGCGCGACGTCCTGCGCGCCCGTGCGCGACGGCTGGCCACCTACGACGGGGCGAAGAAAGACCGCCGCGATCGCGATTGGAAAGGCGTGAGCAAATCCGCCGACGCCGCGATCATTCCCGACCTGCCCACCATCAACGGCCGTGCCCGCGCCGCCGTCAACGACACCGCTTACGGCAAATCGATCACCCGATCCGAGGAACGAAACATCGTCGGCCGGGGCATCACCCCGTCATCGAGCGCCCGGTTCGGCAACGGCAACCTGCGCCTCGCTTTCAACGAGCAGGCCAACGCTTTATTCATGGAATGGGCCAACAATCCCAAGATGTGCGACGTCGAAGGCGTCAAAACGCTGTGGGATTTCCAGCGCATGGCCGTCACCGAACGCAAGACCGTCGGCGGCTTCATGGTCATGATCCACGAAACCGGCGAAAATGGACCCGACCAGGTTCCGCTGCGCCTCCAGGCCATCGAAGTCGAACAACTCGACATGACGCTCACGCGCGAGCGCTCGACCAACAACCAGGTCCGCGGCGGCATCGAAGTCGACGGCTTCAATCGTCCCGTCGCCTATCACATCTACGAGCACACCCCGGAGGATTATCTGCCGTTCTCCCTGACCGGATCGCGCAAGAGCCGGCGCATCCCCGCCGAACGCATCATCCACTGGTACAAACAATCCCGCGCGGGCCAGACCCGCGGCGTCACCGAGTTTCACGCCGTTCTGAGGAAGCTGCGCAACCTCGATGAGTTCGAGGAACTGGAAATCTGGAATGCCCGCATGGAATCGTGCGCGGCGATGGGAATCGAACGCCCCGCCCCTGCTGACGGCGGCGAAAGCATCGGCGCGGGCCTGATACCGGGCGGCACGGACGACGAGCAGGACAGCGACGGCAATCGCGAAGTCGTGTGGGAGCCGGGCATGGTCTTCGAGGGATTGCCCGGCGAAGAAATCAAGTTCTACAAACCCAATCGGCCAGGCGGCAACTTCGTCCCGTTCGTCGAAGCCGTCGCCCAGGCCATCGGTGCCGGTGTCGGGACCAGCTTCGAGCAGGTCACGCGCAACTTCCACCGCGGCAATTTCTCATCCCAGCGCCAGACGCTGCTCGAAGATCGCCGCGAATGGTTGCCCGTCATCGAGGACATGATCCTCAAAATCCTCAAGCCCGTCCGCGACATCTTCGTGCGCCTTGCCGTGCTTAACGGCCTGATCGACGCCCCCGGCGCGGATCGCTTCTTCCAGAACCGCCGATTGCTTTGCGCCTGCGACTGGCAGGGTGACGGCTGGGAATGGGTCGATCCCGCCAAACAAGCCGCCGCCGCCAAGATCATGCTCGACATGCGGCTGGACACCCGCGACCGCATCCTCAACGAGCGCGGGCGCGACCTGCGCGACACCGCCCGTCAGATCGCCGACGAACGCGAAATGTTCGGTGACCTGGGCATTACGCTTCCCGAAGATAAGGAGCCGTCAGCGCGCAACCCGGTCAATCCCAACGAGCCGAAGACGCGCGTCAACCCGAAACGACCCGAGCGCGAAGGCGCGACCCAGCAATCCGCTGGCGGCGACGCCATCGACTGGCTCATGGACGGCCTGTATATGCACGCTCTGGATGGCGACACCCAACTCGTGGAGGCTATGAACTGATGCCGATGATCAGCCTTCAAAACATGGGCGCGCTGCAGGATAAACAGGTCGAAATCGACCATGAAAACTTCGCCCTGCGCAACATCCCCATCATCCAGACCGGGCCGGCGCTGGGCCACGGTTTTGAAATCGACGATGTCATGCTCGCCCAGGTCGTCCGCCACGTCAACGCGAAATCGAAGGGCGTCAAGGTCCACCTGACCCATCCCGGTCTGACCGCGTGCGGCGGCAAAGACGGCCTTGAAGTCCTCATGGGACGCGCCGCGTCCGCTAAGGTGGTCGGCGACAAAGTCCGTGCCGATTTTCAACTCGGACGCTTCGCATCGATTTCGCCGCAAGGCGACCTGCGCGCCTATCTGCTCGCCATCGCCGAAGAAGATCCCGAACTGGCCGGCGTGTCCATCCAGTTTGATGCGGATGAACCCGAATACGAAATCGTCGACGAGCCACGCGCCGAATCGCAACCGTCCAGCGAAGCCGACGGAAAACACGTCGTCACCTATGCCCGCGCCAAAAACGTCATGGCCGCCGATTTCGTCGGCAGTCCCGCCGCCAACCGCGACGGCCTGCTCGATCGTCTGCCCGCATCCATCAAACATGGCATCACCCCGGAACTGCTCAATCGTTGGGCAGAAGACCTCAAACTACATGTCGCCTTTCCCAACCCCGCCGTCGCCCCCGGAAGCCGCGCGGGACTTTCCACAGGAGATTCCACGATGAAATTCACCAAAGCCCTGCGCAACCACCTTCAGCAGAACCACGGCCTCAAAGCGGACGCGACCAGTCAGGAAATCCTGACGTTGCTCAACGCCCTGCCCGCCACCGACCGCGTCGCCGCGCTGGTCGCCGGCGGCATGACCGAAACCGATCTCACCAACGGCGGCAAGTCCGACCCCGAGCCGAAGCCCGCGTCGGCACCGGCCGCGAATCCCACCGGCAGCCCCGCCCCCGGACTTTCGCAAGCCGACATCGACGCTCGCGTTGACGCCCGCCTCAACGACGACAAGAACCGCCAGCGTGAAATCTACGCGCTGGCCAAGGACCAGGGCCTCGGCGACGACTGGGCACTGAACCAGATCATGGACGGCAAGAGCCTGTCGCAAGCCAAGGACGCCGCGCTCGCCAAGTGGAAGGAAAAGAACGCCGCCGAACCCGGTCTCGGCAACCCCGGCAGCGCCGCCAACATCATCGTCGGCGACAACCTGAACCTGTCGTCCATCGGCCCGGCCATGACCGATGCACTGTGCCTGCGCTCGGGCGTGAACATCTACGAAGAAGTCGAAGATCACGGCATGCCGACCATCAAAACCAGCGGCAGCGAGAAGGTCCGTGCCAAGCTGCATGACCGCGCAACGTCGCTGCGCGGCATGAAGATCAAGGATCTGCATCGCCAATGGCTCGCCGCCCACGGCGCGACCAACGTCTGGCAGCTTTCTGACTCCGAAACCTTCCGGATGCTGTCGCCGCGCTACCTGCGACAGAAGATGCCCAACGTCTACGCGCTGGCCCAATCCACCGGCGACTTTTCCAACATCCTCGTTGACGCGGTCAACAAAAACTTCCGGTCGCTCTATCTCGATCAGCCCAACACATGGTCGCTGTTCTGCCGGATGCGCACCGCCGCCGACTTCAAGACGATCTACTCGATCGCTTTGAGCGAAGCGCCCGACCTTCAAGCCCGCGCCCAAGGCGGCGAAGTCCGCTACGTCGAATTGAGCGACTCGAAGGAAACATACACGCTGTCCGAATACGTCGGCGGCCTGCGCATCACCAAGCGCACGTACATCAATGACGACCTCGACGCATTGAGCAGCGCACCGCTGCTACAGGCGATCGCCGCCCGCCGCAAGGAAGAAGACGTCGCCTACGCCATTTTTACCGGCAACGCGGCCATGGCCGACGGCGGCAACCTGTTCAATTCCACCGCCGTCACGACCACCGGCGGCCATGCCAACCTCGTCAGCGGCTCGGCCAACATCGGCGCGCCCGGCGACACCACCATCAACCAGACCAACCTGCTCATGCGCAAGCAAAAGGGTCCCGAAAACGCGGCCTATCTCGATATCCGCCCGCGATTCATGCTTGCGCCGCTCGAACTCGAAGTGACCGCGCAGAAGTGGCACAACAACAACTATCTGCCCGGCGGCACCAACGAAGAGGACAACATCTGGCAAGGCAAGTTCCAGCCGATCGCCAACCAGCGACTTTCGGATGATTCGACGACCGCTTGGTATCTGATCGCCGACTACCGCGAAGGCCACAGCACGATCGAAATCGCGTTCCTCGAAGGCGAGCAGATCCCGCAACTGGCGCAGGAAACCGACTTCGACACCGACGACATGAAGATGAAGGTCGTCCACACCGTCGCGGCCAAGGCCATCGACTGGCGCACCATGTGCAAGAACCCCGGCGCGTAAACCATGACAGTCAACCCCCGCGCGGCTCGCCAGTCGCGCGGGGGCACCGTTTAACGAACCGACCCCCGACCCCCGGCCCGTGTCCCGTGCGAGTGAATGAATCCCAGGAGCAACCGAACCATGGCCAAGCAAGCCAAACCCATCCAACTCGTCTGCGTCGAAACGCTGTCGATCGGCCCCAAAAACTTCGACATCGGCGACGTCGTCGGCGAACTGCAGGACGGCAAGATCGTCCCGACCGCCGAAAACGTCACCCGCGGCGAAATCGAGGCCCGCATGAATAACGGCCTGATCGAAGCCGGTGATTCGGCGGATTTCAAACCCGGCGGCGCGAAGAACAACGACGACGCGCAGCCGAAAAACGACGCCAAGAAGAACAACGCATCCAAAAGCGCGGACGCCGACGAATCGTCGCCCGCTTCAACTTCTAACGCCACCAAATAACAAGCCTGCTCTTTTCCAACCCCGCCGTCGTCGGCGCGGGTCTTAAAAACGCACGCACAAAAAAGGAGCCAACACCATGGCCACCGCCACAGGATACCGAGGAACCGGCAGCCGCATTCGAGTGACCGCGCCGTCCGGCGGCTACGTCAACAAGCAGATCATCGCCGTTCGCACCGGTGCGACCGGCATGATCGGTGTCGTCATCGCCGCGCTCGCCGCCAGCGCCGTCGGCGACGTGCAGATCGATGGTGAATGGGAACTGCCCAAGACCACCGGCACCGCCGAAGTGTTCGCGGTCGGCGACATTCTCTATTGGGACGTGGCCGACGGCAAGCTGACGAAGGTCGCCAGCGCCAACATCAAGGCGGGCATCTGCACGGAAGCCGCCGCCGCCGCCGCCACCACCGCCGTGGTCAAACTCATTCCGTCCAAGGCGTGACCCCCGGAAGTTCCCCCGGAAGTTCTCCCCGGAATCTTCCCGGCTCGGTGAAGGAGTGTTCGATGCGCGCCGTCCTGCTTAGCGCCGGTCCATTGACCCTCGACCGGTACGATCCGGACGAGCAGTATGGCCTGCGCATCGGGGTCAACACCGCCGCGGCGAAATACCCCGTCGATTGGTGGAGCTGCGCCGACGATTGCCGCTACGTCGAAATCGAGCCGATTGGAACGCCGCATCTGTTCACGATGGCACCCGAGCGCGACAAGATGCTCGCCCATGCGCCCGACCGGATGAAGACCCATCAGGTGACCGCGTGGGAGGACGTCAAGGCCGACCTGTGCGCCGCCGGCGTCGGACCGCCCGACGGCACCATGCGCTGGTCGTGCCCGTCAGCGCTCGTCCTGGCCCGCTGGCTGGGCGTCACGGAACTGACCTGCTACGGCGTCGACATGGTCGGGGCTGCGGATTGCACCGGGCAGCGCACCGAGCACCGCAATCCCCGGCGATGGCAAGAGGAAGTGGTCGTGTGGGACCAGCTCGTCGCCTGGTGCCGTGGGGCCGGCATGGCCGTGGAAAGGATCACGCCATGACCCACGAGCCTCGCATCGGCTGTTTCATCCCCATCAAGGCGCGATCCACGCGCGTCAAAGGGAAAAACTTCCGGGGGTTCCGGGGTCGGCCGCTCTATCAATGGATCATCGACCACGCCATCAAGGCGGCGGTGTTCCGTGACGTTGTCGTCGATACCGACAGCTCCGAAATCTCGGATTGGGCCGTCGGACGCGGAGCGATCGCCATCGAACGCGATCCAAAACTTGCGACCGACGCGGCCAACGGCAATGACCTGATCAAACATCACGGCGAGCTGTTCGGCTTCGAGGCCACCTTCGACTACTACTTCCAGTTGTTCGCCACCGCCCCGAACCTCAAACCCTCAACCATTCGCCAAGCGGTCACCGCCATGATCGAACTGCCCGCGCCGTATGACTCAATCCTCACCACCCGGATCGAGCGCGGCTGGTTCTGGAATACATCGCGGCAACCGGTCAATTTCCGGCCCTCCATTTTGCCCCGGTCACAAGACGCTGACTATCTGATCAAGGAAACCACCGGCCTGTACGGCATAACTGCCGCCGCGCTGAAAAAATACAGCACACGTACCGGGGCATGCCCCTTCTTCTTCCAGATTCCCGAAGACGAAGCGATCGACCTTGACACCGACGAAGATTTCCGCCGCGCCGGTGAAGTTCCCGTCGCGACGATGGTACCTGGGACGGCGGGCGGCGCGCCCGCACGGATGGCGCACGGAGGCAGCGTGTCCGTCCCGCCAACCCCGGATCACCCCCCGGAAACGACCCCGGTTTATTCGCAAGAAAGGTAAAGAGTGTGCATTTCAGTTCGGTGCTGACACGATTGGTTGTGGGATCGTCCGCGTTCGGGATTTGTATCGCCGAAGGGTCGCCGCTGTTCGACGTCCAGTCCAACGCCTATGTGTCCGTCGGCACCTTCGTCCTGGCGTTGATTTCCACCACGATGTTCCTCGTTTGGATCGCTAAAGACCGCTGGTCCGTCGAAAAGCGTATCTCCACCAATGAACGCGAGATTTCCTTTATCCAGAAACGCAACGCGCAGATGGATGCCGAAATCGCGCAACTTCGCGTCATCGCCGAATCGATGGCCCACATCGATGACAAGCTGACTGTCATGATCAAACACCAAAACGAGGACAAGCCTTGACGGCGACCACCGACCAGATCGCCGCAGACGCCAAAGCCGTCATCGACCTCGACGGCGAAGCGATCACGTACACGCAGGGCGCCACCCCCTACAGCATCAACGCCATCCCGCAAAGCCTCGAAGTGCAGCCCGACCCGGCGATCGGCCGCAAACAGAACACACAGAAACTTGTGCTGGCAATCGCCAAAAGCGACATCGCCGCCGTGAAGATCAATGCCGACACCGTCACCGTGCCCGCCAGTTGGTTCAAAAAAGGTTCCGGAACCGTCACCGCCCGCGTCGCCGCCGTCACCGGCGATGACGCCGACCCGGGCATGTGGCTGATCCATTGCCGGTTTACGTCATGAGCAACCTTGTCGTCGCCAGCGCGCATATCAATGAAGCCCAGATTGAGGCCCTGCGCAAGGACTTCAAGGGCATCGAGCGCGAAATCCCCCGCGCGATCGGCGCGGCCACACGACGCACCACCGATACCGCCCGATCCCGCATGGTCAAGGGCGTCACCCAAGACCTCAATGTCCAGGCGAAAAAACTTTACCAGCGCGGCAACGCGCGCCGACCCATCCGTCAGCGATTCACACGCAGTAACCGCCTGATCATCGGCGGGCAAATCACCGTCGCCGGACGAATCGACGACACCGGCAAAGCCGTCACCGAAAAGGAATCCATCGGCCGCATCCCCATGGCCGAAGGCCGATTCGGAATCCGCGCGCTCAAACGCGGCATCAGTTACCGCATCTTCAAAACCGGCCCGCGCAAGAAACTGACCACGCCCGACGAAGCCCACAACATGACCACGCCATTCATCGCCCGGATGAAAAGCGGCTTTGTCGCGGCGTTTCGTCGCCATCGCGGATCCGGGAAACTCGCCCTGCTGCATGGCCCGTCGACCCCCCACGTCGCCCAACGCCGACCCGCCATCCGCGCGCTGCTCAAGGTCGATGCCCAGGCTATTTATGAAAAGAACATGGTCCACGAATTGACGTTCCGGATGAATAAACATCGCCGCAACCGCGCCACGGGGAGGGTTCGGTAGATGAGCGAAAAACTATCCATCCGCGAACGCATCGAACGGCGACTGCAAACCATCGTCGCCGCCGTCACCGACGTGGGCGCCTGCCATCGCCGCGACTGGCTGCATGACGACGTTATCCACCTCGACGCCTACATGATCGCCGGCGGCGAAGAAGCCACCCTCGAAGGCTTCGGTGCCCCCGCCGACGCCACCACCGCCGTGACCTTCCCCGTATCCATCGCCGTCTGTATCGCCCAGTCCGCCGCCGGCGAAGTGACCGACCCGCCCGCCGTCATTTTCAACCGCCTGCTCGCCCGGCTCAAAGAAGCCGTCATGGCCGACCCGGATTTGAAAGACGACGTTTCCGGAAACAGCGAACCGCTCGCCAACCACGCCGACGGCGTCCAATGGGTCGGCAGCAACGACCCGCCGCTGGTCGCCAATCAGGGCGAGTTTTTCATCGAAATCGAACTGGATATCAGCTACGAACACTACCGGAATAACCCCTACGCGGGACCGGGCATCACGGAGAAAACAGGATGACCATCGCCACCCCCCCGCTCGCTCGTCGTAAGAAACTGCTCGGCGCGCTGATCGAAACGACCAGCGGCACGCTCAATGATCCGTCCGCCGCCCTGGCCATGACCATCACCAACGCCAAGATGGAACCCGACGGCTTCTTCGCCGAAGGACCAAGGCGCGGCCAGGGCAACTACTTCGGCACGACCGATCGCCCCATCGAAGTCCAGAAAGCCAAGCTCACCTTCGATTTTGAAGCCGCCCACGCCGACGCTGTCATCACCCTCCTGCAAGGGTGCGGTTTCACCGCCAACACCGCCGGGCTGGTCGCCACGCCGACATCCTCGATCGGCAGCATGTCCACGCTGTCGTTCAAGCTGTGGGAAGACGGCCGCGAAAAGACCATGATCGGCGCCATGGGCAACATGACGTTCAAAGGCACCAACGGCAAGAAGCTGATGGGATCCGGCGAGTTCTCCGGCGTATGGGTCGGCACGACCGCCGAAGCCATGCCCGCGCTCGCTCCGATCACCACCATCGGCTATCGCCTCGCCAGTGTCACGCTCACCTTCG